CCCAGAGGCACTTGAAGTTGCATCGACGGTTCCTGTTAATGCCTGCTGAAGATCGAAAGTAGTTAAAGAAGCGCTTGATGTTGCTGAAACTGTTCCATCGAGTAATATTTCTCGAAAGATTGAAAGCAATGCATCAACAGTTGTCATCGCAGTAACCGTACCAGTAAGAGCCTGTTGCAAATCAAGCGTTCCTGCAAAAACCGATGAAGCACTGGATAATGTAGCAAAAACACCGTCTACAGATATTCCTGTAAAATCATTATCTGGATCGTAATATGTTCCAACTAATTTTACAGTATGAACTCCAGAATATCCGCTTATTGTTGCTTTGACATGCAACCAATCGACATCATCGCCCATTGCAGGGCCATAGACGAGATCAGTATCAATGTATACCGATATATATGTCGAATATTCAATTCCCGAACCGTCGCCCATGCCATACCAATCAAATTCTATTGCGATGACGTTGGTGAGATCTACGTCTTGTGATATATACCCAGTCGGATGATCAAAGAGAGAAGCAATATAATTTTGCGGAGCCGAACCCAGTATTGGTGCAAAATAATCAGTAGCCCATCCAGAAAGCTCATAGGTAATATCGGCAAATTCAAATGAGTGGTTAAAGAATGGTCTAGCGTAGACCCCACCTTCAAGTCTCGGCTGCCTGTCTATCGTATATCCAGTTACCGTCGATACAGCATTGACAGTTGCAGATAATGCTAAATCGGCGACAATGCTCCCAGATACTGCTGATTGCGCGGCGACTGTGCCCGCAAGTGGGGGTTGTCGATCTATTGTCCCTGCCGATGCCGATGATGTTGCTCCGCAGGTAGCATCCATTGTGACATACGTTGTACTCGAGTATGATACGATATCTACATTTCCAGCACTGGCCGATTCTACTCCGTTGAGAATTACAAATCCACGGTAATAATAATCTGTACCATCTGAAAATGTGCTTCCATCCTGATATGTTCCTGTGGCAAAACTTTCAGTCGTTAAAGTACCATATGAACCACCAGAACCAGTTTTTTTCTCCAGTCGTATTTGATAAATATCATTGAGGCAAGTGGCAAGATATGAATAAGCATGAACAAATTTATACGTTTTAGAAGAGGTTTTGCTGCTATTTCTTACAATAATCGCAATACGGAGTCTGTCTGATGCATTACCTGCTGTCCAGTTTTTTGAATCAATTTCAAATACTTTGTATCCAGTAGTGTCTAATGACTGTTCTGACGTAGTAGTAGATGATTCTTGAAGTATGCCAGATGAATTTACACGATCAATTCTTACCGACACATAAAGATAAGAATTGACAGCAATATTATAAAGAACAAATAATGCTGGCCCAGTCTGCCAGTCGGCATTATTTGGATAACTAGATGGTGTAAAAAAATACGAAGTTACGGTTGTCGATTTTGCAACTGAATATGATGATGCAGAACCAGTAGTGGGTGACATTCCAAGTGCTAAATTAAAATCATCACCACCAGATAAATCACTAGCAGAATCTGAACCATAAAATCGCATGGCCATTATGAACCACCTAGTTGTTCTTCCCAATCGATATCAATATGCGTTCCATCTTGAACTGCGTCGACAGTAGCCAATGGTTCGGTGAGAACAAGTGCTATAAATTTTAGATATCGTATTGATTCACTTATTGAAGAAGTCTCAACAGCAAAACCAAGCATCATATCAGACCATCGACCTGTAGTTGCTTGACTTACCAACGTCATTCCGTGGGCTGGTATTATATCATTGGCACTAGCATGTCGAAAAAGATAAGTAGCATAATAATAAGTAGAACCGTCATATATTAATCCAGCCGTTTTTCCACCATATGTAGACGAATTTATTGAAATCGATGAACTAAAAAAAACCAATAATGGGGTTTTTGGTTTAATTTTTGCTAATGTATTGGCCGCATAAACTGTTATTGTTGTATCGGTTATATTTGTTCCAGGATCTGATTCTCCTCCAGTCCAATCGTTAAAATTATCCAATTTTAATCCAACTACCCATGCGTCTTTTATTGACATTTGAGCCCCAGAATAAAGACGATAAAAAATTCCAAGGTCATGTGTTGATTTTGTAATATTATCAATACGATGACCGCCAGCCATAAATCTATCAGTAGTTGAAGTCGTTACTACTCTATCAAGTGGTGATTGACCAGTGGTATTGATAAGAATAAGAGAATCAATTGATGAAGTGTTTTTGCTGCTAGTATAAATAGTGCAACTTGTTATGGTGCAGAAATATCCTGTGCTACCTGCATCTACCGTAACCTTTGAATAAAGTGTTCCGACAGTAGTAGTTGATGATTCTGTTACCGAGGAATTAAATACATCACCAGATTCAAGCCGAAGAGCAATAAAATTAATCTGATCGATTGATACGGTTCCACCAGAATCTGTATGAACCTGAATCTTATAAGTTTGCGACGATGGACTTGATCCAGCAGACAATACTATCATGAAATGCTGCTGTATTATATCTGCAGAGTTACTGAAAACTTTAATTGATTCTTGCTTTGTGGCAGAACCAGTATCATCATAAAGTCTCACATAAGAATTATATGATGTACTTCCAGTCCAAACAGTAAAAGAACAATAAATCATGTAATTTGCGTTGGCATCGGGAGTAAACGTCAAGGTAGCAACATCGACATACGAGGTGTCTTTTTTGTCCTGCTGGGTATTGTTTTGATACCAATAATACTGCCTATTTGCCATTTCTGCGCTCCGATGTATTTTTTAAAAAATAAGATTAGAAGTCTCGATCAGTCGAGAGTGATGTTGAGATCGCCAATGTTGAACTTCGGCGTGTCGCCAGTTCCAATGGTTTTCGACGTTCCAAGAGAACCATGCACCAGCATGTTAGTTCCCGCATTGTCGAAGATTGCGAAATGCGTGATAGTTCCCCATGAACCGCTAGCAGTCGGGAACGTGATAGCGGTCTTGTTCGCGGTTGCACCGCTTTCTGCAGTGTCCCAATTCGTTCCATTGTTGGTAACACTCACACGAGCGTAGTTGTTACCAGACGGCTCTGCAAGCCCGAGACCCGTATCGAGGGGGTCTGCGGTTGAGAGCGCGACCTTGACGGTTGTTTCGGCAGTATATGCAGTCACTCCGAAAATGTGGTCAAGGATTTTATTTTCCAGATAATCTGAAAACGATCCCATTCCTGTTCACTCCTTTACTTTGGCGTTTCGGTCACAATGGCTGCAGGGCACTCGATGGCAACCTGTTCCTTGGTTGGCTTCGCAAACATAAACCCAAAGAGCTTTGCAAAGAAATCTTCTCCAATTTCACGCTTGATTACTTCCGCGATCTCCTTGGCTTCGTCGGGAGTGATAGTCCCATCCTCGGCCTTTTCGAGAACACAGTCAATGATAGCGTCTACCTTCCGCAGAGCGGGAACGAAGGCTACGCGACCAATCAAAACAGTTGCACCAGCACCAATGGCCAGATAGAGAATCCCCGTTTCGGCGAGGAAACTCAAGGTTCCAGTAATAATTGTGATGTCCATTACCTCACCCGCATAACTATTGGTGTTGCTTATAATTAACCGTTGTTAGGACATTGAAAAAAAAGGTTTAAATGACCCGCTTTGTAATATATTCGGTTATAGTTGGCTTATTATATGAATCAAACAGCAAATGCTTGTAATTTGTCGTCGTATATCCTGTAAGCGGAACAATACAGAAGAATCCATCTTCAGTCGATGTTGAAGCAATCATATCACTACCTTCGACGGTCAATGTAGTATTCCAACCTTTGAAAGCCAGTCCATTGTTGGTAATCCCTATTCGATAATCTGATACTGCTTCGTTTTTGAAGACTTCCAGACGAAACATCAGAGGATCGACAATTACATTCGTCTTTACAATACCAAAATCACCAACTTCTGCACTTGTCAATTGAATATAATGCGGCGTAACTTCAGTAAGATGAAGATCTGGATAATTGGTTTCATACGATTCAGACCAAAGATATCTTGCAGTTGTCGGAGAATCACGAAGTATAAGATTTCCAGTATTTGCCCATGTCTTCGTCGAATCAACACGCCATGACATCAATTCATTTTGAACAACAATATCGCCGATAAATTTGTGACGCAACGAGTGAACCTGTTTCCATTTCGTCGGAGAATCTAATATATCGTCAGTATGGTAAATGGTATCAAAAACCTTCACTGGGCCAAGACCATTCTCTGAAGATAAATCGTAATGAACCATTACCGTAAATTGTGAATTAAGTCCGACGTAATCGATTAAAACTTCGTTGGCTGGAGAATTTAATTTACTTATAGTAATGGTAATTTCCTCGTGCGTAGTAAATGATATTGTTGCTGTTTCATAAATACGATATGTCGACGGCCCATTAAATTTTAACGAGGCGATTGATCCCGAAACAGACCCAACAATATCGAGCTGAATATCTTGTACATCAGTAGATTCTTTTGCTCTGAATTTTACCTTGTAAGAACCACGAGGAACATCCGTCCCTATCAATAATTTCCATTCAACATATTGTCCAGTTGTATCAAGTTTCATAACTGTTCCGTCGAGAGATTCTGAATCGGATTCCCAGGAGCCAGTAAATGCCGTGTAATTTTCATGATAAAGGAGCGGAAAAGGACGGTAAATTGGTATAATATTCGATGGTATTGCTTTTCCGTCGTTAATATATCCAATTGGCGTCAAAGGAATAATATCAATCGAGCTCGATAAATGCACATTAAATGCATTTTGATTCAGCGTAAACATTCGAGGGTAATTATAATATAACCCATTGTCGTCATATCGATCTCCACGATAGGTAAGAGCATGTTGATAAACGGAGAATGGGAAAAATTTGCCGTGTATTTCATACGGTCTTATTTGCGCGCTTCTGAAATCATTCGGGCACATTACCCTGATATTTGTCAAAAAACCAATCGTATCCCCATAGTTTATGTAATTGAAAACCGAATCCCGTTCCTCTATGGCCATGAGATCTTCTGCATAGTCGTTTGCATTTTTAGGATCAGTCGTGGCCTTGTAAAGAAATCCTCGTATTGTAATTGGGTTTGCGTCGGTCTTTACACCAGACACGGGCATAATATAATCGGTATTTAATCCACGAACCAGATAATCTTCTTTCTCTGCATTTTTTGAAGAAAGCTCGGAAACAGTAGGAATATAGATATTTCCAACGAACATGTTATTCCACTCCTACTAATAATTGGTGTGGCTAATATAAAAATAGATATGGCCTTATCCAAACGAATCGACTTTGTTGACCTGTTGCCGAATAGTGTCAACATAATCGGAGAATTTGACTCTGTTGTTATCAAGCCCGAGCCACATTCCTGTCTGTGTTAACTCGATTGTCTTCACACGATATTCTCCATCGTAAAATCCTTTGCCACTTAATGTCACCCACTGTCCAAGATAAATTCTATTTGTCGTCGTACCCCACATATATCGGTCAGGGTCAACACGGACTTTAATTTGTTTTACCGTCGATGCATTTTGATATGCATTCATGGCCAACGCACGCGCTTCATCCTTACCAGTAACCGCCCTGTCTCTGATAAGCATAACTGGCTTGGTTATCGACGTGGAATTCCAGAGCGACATTGATTTGCCTTCAACACTGAAATCGCCGAAGTATGCCATAATTCTCGGCGTGATTTTTCCATAATAAGCGGTTGCCGAGGTGATGGTAAATCCAGCATCGGCAGTAAGTCCAACTGTTCCAAAGTCGCTGGCAAGATTCACCGATGAATAATCAATCAATGCCGTATCAACATCAGGATTGGGCATTGCATCCTTATCAAACCATACCTTTATCCTCGGAACAGTTCCATCTTTATCCCACCTGACAACAATGTAATTCGTCGATGCAAGATTCAAGATTTCAGTCGTAGCGGTAAGAGTGTGGGATTCAAGTTCCGTCGTTCCTTCATAGAGAATCAGGTAATAAGTATAGGTTGCGTTGGCCCTGTTCTCCTTGATTACGGCTCGATACATTTTCTGGAAATTGCCCGCATCATTTCCACCACCGAAAATCAGTCCCACCTCTTTCCAATATGAAGTATCTGTCGCACCATCGAGCACTGCATCATTACGCACCGAGACCTTTATTGTCGCGGCCTCGTCGGTAGAAAGAACAAGTGACGGATGATAGATATTACAATAAACTGGAATATGATAATTCGGGTTAAGCATTTCAATATATGCTCCCATATTTGATCCAGTCGTATTGATCGTTGCCCGTACCGCGCCAGCATAATTTGGTTCACAAATTACATTTGACATCTCATCGCATTTTGCTTGCGTCGTGAAATCATTTGAATAACTCACCGATATCGGGCGCGCAAGATAATTCTTTCTTCCTGCTCCAGTTCCACTGCCATCGAGGACAATTGCATTCGTATAATCGATCATATTGACTGATGTTTTCGACACATCCCAAGTATAATCGGAAATATCTGCACTTCTCTTTGCAAAAAATCCTTTATAATCGGGATCGGTTCCTGCAATGGTTGTACCTGCAGGCATAATGTAAATTTCACCTGCATAATTAATAACAACATTCATCTTGTCAATGATAGTATCACTCGATGCATCTGTCGTTGCCATGAAATGTGATGTTGAATAATCCGAATTGTCGTTAACAGAGAAAGACAAATTCCTGGCGATTTCATAGAGCCATTGCGTCTTTGAAAGCCATTCTCCTTTGATTTTAATCAAGGTATGTGGACAATATTTCACTCTGAAACGAGAAGCACACGAACCATCAATAATTCTGGAAAGCAATTCGTCGGCGTAAATTCCATTCTCCGAGTGATCGACAAAACCATTCGTTCCTTCCATGTAATATCCAAAGGTACGCCAGAGATCAATTACATGGCCTTGAAGTGTCATGTTCATGATGGTATTATTCTTATCCTTCGCTATCTCCAGATCCTTAAGAATGAATTTTTCCACTTCGTCTTCACTACACGAATAAAATTCAAAGTATTCAGCGAATTTTATTTTCTGAATATATTTTCCGAGATCAGATACTGGTCTCTGGAATATTCTTGTTCCCGCCGTAATAATATTATCAAAAAGTCCATATACGGCATATATATCCGTTTCGTAATTCATGCTATGAACAAGTGTCCATGTCGAACCGTCGTCCGATTCAAATAGTTCCGAGTAATTTAATACTGCATAAATCATATCACTCGAAGCCCACATTGAATAACAAACCCCAGTATTCGTGGTATTTGAATATAAACCAGTTACGTGTGACCACGTTGATGAGCCGCCAGTCTTTGATCTCCATACTGGTTCAAAGTCACTTGCCCAATATCCACCGACATAAATGTAAGAACCAAATGATACCATCGTGGTAATTGCATTGTATGTCGACGTAATACCCGATTGAGTATATGCCCACGATGTTCCGTTTGATGTCCTGCCAACAATAAGTTTGCTTGTTGACGAACCACCTCCACCAAAGAACAGGTAAGAACCATGGATACAAAGGCAATAAATATAATGTTTCGTCGTATCGCCAGTAGTTGAACACATCGCCCATGATGTTCCATTTGATGAACGATAAACTGCTCCAGCCTTTCCGCTCGACGAATAGCTACATGCAGCATACATATAACTGTCATAACTCCAATACAACAAATCCTTGATCGAATCGAAAGAAGACGTCCACATTAATGTCCAATCTCTTCCCGATAAAGATCTGTAAACCTTGGCTGCACCTGCCGCCGATTCACTCATGTAGAGATAATTACCCCATATGCCGAATGCAGTAATATTTCTCGACGCAGTATCATTTTCCCACACCTTTTCCCATCGAATACCATCAGAACTTCTCAAGATAAGTGAACCAGTAGATGTTGATTTTCCGCCAGCATAAATATAATTATTGAATACAATCATTTTCTGAACATAACTCAATTGTTCAAACCCATGGTCAATTTCTCTTGCAAGCACCGAATTAATATATTTATAGAGACCAGCAGCACCACCAGATACATATCCACCGATATATATATCAATACCAAACGGACTCATGCTCATTACCTTGGTATCTGGCGTCGGTATCGTTGCTTCATGAACCCATGTTAACGTCGAATGGCTTGTTGAATTATAAATCTTGCCGTCGGCAAATCCAACGTACCACTTTGCATTATAATAGGTAAGAGCTAATGCCTCAACAGAGCCATTTGGAGTATTCAAATACCACGACGTACTTATCTTAAAAGCAAACCATCCATTGCTTGAAACAAAAGCAACGAGAATATTGCTCGGCCCCCCTGGAGTAATTAGAATATCGTTAATTACTGCACCGACTGCAATACCTTCAGATACCCACGTCGATGTTGAATCGTAACAAGTCCAAAGTGTATTACCTGTATCGGTAGTTCCAGCATATACAATTACTTCTCCTGTATCTTTCGACATACATTTTACAGTACGACCAAGAGAACCAACGGTTGCCCATGAAATTCCATCTGAAGAACGATAAACATTGGCTCCATCACCAGCAACCCAGATATATTTAGTCGTAATACCGATAGCATAAAGATTAAAATACGACGTATCAAGGACAATATTCCAATCAACACCATCTGCTGATCGCAAAACCAGCCCATGTGTTCCCGTTACGATGTAAATATAATTTTTAAATGTGGCTACGTCGTGAATATATTGTTCTGGATAACCATAATAACCATACATATACTTGGTACTTTCTGGCACTCCGTTGATGTAACCCATAAAACCATCATTTATATAAGAAGTGCCACCACCGACGAGCGATATTGCACCGCTATATATCGTAAGAACATTTTTAAAATGTACCTGTGCATATACTGAATTGTCAGTAGTTCTTACCGAAGCATAAGTATAAGATCCTCCAGAACCAGAAATTCTGCATATATTATAATTATCCGTTCCGACGTAAAGATACGTTGTTCCTTTTGTCAGACAAAGTGCCTTACCAGTCGAATATGTTGCCGTATCGATGATTGCAGACCACGTTCCATAATCTCCAGTACCATCACTAGAATAATAAATTTTTCCGTCAGCACAAAGAATCCATGGTTTACTATCGTAAGTACAAAGATTTGCCTTTCCCCAAGATCCAACTCCAGCAGAAAGTAATCCCACAGTAGTAACAGTCCATGAAGTATTTACTCTTACAAGTCGTCCTTGATTACGATCTGGATATAATGAATTGGTGCATGTCACATAAAGATTAGAACCATATACTCCTCCAAAATTCGGTATTCCAGAATAATATATACTATATGAATATGTAAAATTAGAACCGCCGTCTGTTGAATAATGAATACATCCAGAATAACTATTGAAAAGTACAATAGCCGAATTAAAGTATGTGAGCCAGTAAATTTCTTTCCCGAGAATAGTTGCTGGATGATCGGCAGTATAAGGAATATCTGTCCACGTCGTTATAGCCGATTCTGATGCCCTGTAAAGTTTTGAACCAATTGCTATGAAAACATAGTTGGTTCCACTGATATTACACGACATAATACAATTTGGAGACGTTCCACCCGAGAGAGAAGCTACCTGTGTCCACGACGAACCTGAAGTAGAATAATAGACTTTGCTACTCGACGCGCAAATAAAATATAAAGCAGAGCCAGATGCTCCCAATATAAGTTGTTTTGGTGTTTCAGAAAGTCCTTCTCCCTCGTAACAGGGCTCCCAAAATTGTTCATCAACATATCGATAAACTCTTCCTGGATTTCCAGAACCAATAGAAGAACCACAAAAATACATATCTCCACCAAATTCTGTAATGCCAGTATTACTTACATTGGTCGTACCACAACCATTTTCAATAACAGATACATCAGAAACAGTTCCCGAGGGGATAATGGAAGAAACCGTCAAAAGAGCAGGCTTTTCCAAATCCCACTTTAAATTAAAGTCTGTAATGTAATATTCTGTCCCAAAAGAGTCTTTCATCTGTGCCATTTATACTACCTCGTCACTTGAATATTTTTCTCCTAGTTTTTCTTCGACAATAGTCGTAATTTGGTCTCCGAGAGCATTGATTTCCGCTGCATCCATGGCCTGCTTCGGATAAACATTCGTAGTAATGTTGAAGTAATTCTGAACATTCATCACACCCGCAGCCGCAGCAACGGCGGGAGAAGTAGCCAATGCGCTTTCAAGGTAAGATGAGCCAGCAGTCGCTGCGGCAGTCGGAACGAGCTGGCCAGTGGTAGAAAGTTCCGTCGGCTGAATGCTGGATGCATAATAACCCTTCGGCGGAACTGTTGCCATTATATCAACAAGATTACGATAATCTCCGTCGGTACTCTTCTCACCTGCAACAGCAGCATTGATTTGTGACATCGAATAAAGCTTGCCACCAACTTCGGTCAATTGCGCGATAGTTGCTTCTTTCCATGTATAAAGTTGTCTTTCTGAAGCACTGGTATCAAAGTCTGGTATTGTGAGATTTCCAATTTCTCCCTCTGATTCCTTGATTTTATTAATATAATCCAGCAGAGTTTCAGTCATTCCCAGTCCGAGATTATCTCCGATATCTGTTCCGAGGTCAAAAGCATCACTGGTTAATATTTCATAATTATCACCAGAAAGAAGCTCGGTAAGAGCAGAGTAATCACCATCTTCGATTGCCTTCGTAATCTTGGCCTGTATTTCATCGGCCCCCTCTGCAAGACCATCACCAGTCGCCTCGCCAGCCTTTTTGCCTTCTTTCTTGAACTGGTCTATCGGTATTATTCCAGCAATGGTAACGCCAGTAGCATCAGTGCCCAATTTCAACGGCGTAGCATTGAAAGTCAATTTCGATGCCGTGCTGTTATTAATTTCCTTGGTAAGATCTGCAATTAGATTTGATTCCTTGTATGCAGCCATTCCGAAAGTATTCTCGGCCTTTGTAGATTCTTCAGTCGACTTGGTAGATGTTTTCATTGCTTCGGAATATTCATAATGACTGTCACGAATCCTGTCGATATATGCTTGTGTGTAAACCAACTGTCCCGTTTCATCGTCGAGTGTCTTCGCACCACCAGAATAACCTTCGATAAGACCCTTTGCTGCCGACTGTCCGAGCTTTGTAGTATTAATAACACCTTGCATCTTTCTGTCAAATTCACCAAGAGCATCGCCACCAATCATTCCGACGAGAATAGCTGACATAATTGCATCGCCAATTCCCTCGAAGACAATACCCATATCTTTGATTGCGGCGGAAAGAGCACCGAGCATCTTTGCTACCCCATATGAAATCTCATATGGATCTACCTCAATAAGCCCATGGATAATAGACTTACCACCAGAGATAGTCTGATATGCCTCATCCTTCAGACGCTGCAGCGCAGGTAATATTTCATTATCGATTTGTTCGTTTAATTCCTGCCCTGCTACTTTCGTCCTCGTGGCAATTCCATCCCAGTCTGTTTTCCAGGCGGCATAAAGCAAATATGCGGCGATACCAAGAACGGCAAGCCAAGGTAAGGCAGCCATAATCATAGTCGACAGACTTCCAACACCCACGGCTGCAGTCTCTGCACCCACACCAACGAGCGTATATCCCTGTGCAGCCGCCACCGAAGAGGCCGTAGACCCAGCCGCAGCCCCTGATGTGAGGCCGAGAGCCGCAAACAAGCCACCAACAGAGGATGTTGCAAGAGTAGATGTCGACCCCATTACAGCCAGCGACTTAACGAAATTGTAAATAACATAGATTACTTCACCTGCACGTCGACCAAGACCAATAATCGAAGCAGTTCCCCACGACAGAGCACCAATGTAGAGCAGGATCGGGCCTACAGCAGCAAGGAACACGGCAGCAGACGTGGCAATGCCAATAATCATCTTTTGCGTACCTTCTTTCAGTCCCGTAAACCAATCGATGAGACCCTGAAGATATCCGAGCATACGCTGCAGAGGAGGCAGCATTCCGTCGATAATCATCCGCACGAGCTCTTTCAAGGTATCCATATTATTGAGAAGCCACTCGTTTATCTCCTTAATGATTGGAGCAAGGGCCATATAACCTTCGATACGAAGCTGATTCATTGCTTCGGTGAGTTGCTTTACCTGAAATGCCGTCGACTGCATCTGAATGGCTGCCTGTTCTTGTGCGGCCATTTTCGTCTCGACGATACCCATCATTTCATTGAAATAATCATTATTCTCCCGATATATATCGGTAAGAGCAATCATTGCACCCGCAGACTGTTTTCCAAATACCTCGTACATCTCGGCAGCAGTCATGCCACTATCTGCAATCTCTGCAATGATTTTGCTAAATGGTAAAAGGCCAGTGGCGGTTGTATTGTCAAGCTGGGTTCCGAGATCTTCAACTAATTGTCTCTGTTCTGCTATTAATGCCGAACTTACTTTCTGATCACCATTCAGAATGGCATACGTCGTTTTTAACTTGGCATTTGCAACAGCCAAAGCCTCGGCGTCGGTAACATTGCCTGCCAGCCGTGCCTGCGAGATAAGAGCATTGTTCGTTTGAATTTCTGCAGAAAGCCCAGCAAGTTCTGTTTTGTTACCTAGAGTACCACGTTCCATGTAATCGAGTGCTTTTCGTGCATCGTTATATGCCTTGGCTACTCCATTTATCTGCTCCTGATTGGTATAAAGTTCCAAATTATATTTTTCAAGCACAGCCCTGCTGCTATCCGTCGGAGCAATAATATCTGCAAAAGTATCACGGATAATACGGCCAGCCTGTTGCCCCTTGAAACCACGGTCAGTAAGAACACCAAGTAATACAAGCATCTCGGAAAGTTCCATATCAAGTGAATGTGCTGTCGGCAGAACGTATTTCAGGCCATTCTTTAAATCATCCATCGACAAGTTGAACTGGGTGGCCGCTGCAGCAAGCATATTCGTGACTTTACCAGAATCCTCGGCTTTGAGATTATATGACTTGAGCACGGAGTTTACAATCCCGAATGTCTGGGCAAGATCATATTGCTGCGCCGTGGCAAGTTCAAGAATTGGCTGTGTAGTAGCATACACGTCGGCAAGTGTATAACCTGCCTGTCCCATAATATACATGGTTTCAAGAACTTCTTCACCCGAGAACTGACTCTTCAGAGCCAGTGCTTGTGAAAATTCTTTCAGTTCATCCGTTAAGGAAGCGACAGGATGTTCTGCGTCGGCAAAAAGTGATGTTACTCGATAGAGCTGTGTTTCAAATTCTGTTCCAGCGGTTGTTAAGCTTTTCAGTCCGAGAATAAGAGGTAAAGTAAATGTACCAGTAAGAGCACTACCAGCACCAACGAGAGTGTTACCGAAACAACGGAAACTTTCTTCGACCCCTTTTACAGAATCGTTAATCGTATTAAATCGTGATCCAACAGTGCTTGCTACATTTGTGGCAGCAGAGTTAACACTATTTTGTACGGAGGCAAGTCCAGGCCCCGTCGCATTTACTACTGTGAAACGGAAAACAACATCCCCGTCTCCTCCCGTTGTTGAAACCATTTTATTTTCCTCCTATACCTTTTCCATGCTTTTTAGTATTCTTTGCCTTTTCTCGTTCCGCTTCCTCGTGTTTCGATTTAAGACTCAAAATTCTACCAAGCGATAGAAAAGTTCTTTCTGGAACATCGTTTAGTTCCTCCCACGACCATCCCATGCTTTTCATGATGGTGATGTCGAGAAACATCGTATCGTCACCCCTTCCATCACGAATCATTCGTTTCCATGTGACGATCTTTCTTTCTGCTTTTTCAGTAAGAAAGTTTTTTAAGAGGGTTGGTCTGGGGTTTTGTTCTCGGTCTGCTCTTTCTCTATCGGTGGTGAACTCATAGTCGAGATCCCGAAAAAACCTGTAGCATCACTTCCAATATGCTCACGACATGTTTTGAGGAGCGACACATATTCAGATTCTTTCAGTTCATAGAAGTCCTCTGGAACCCATACTTTACCTGTTGCAAGCGAGACAACAGATACTTCGAGGAAATCTTCCATTTTTTCATTGTAGTCAGACATGCCGTCTGGATCTATTTCCGCGATTGCAACCATCGCATCCTGAATAGAAACATTCTCTCCAAGTTCTTCGAGAGTCTTTTTATATTTCATCAGGAAGTTGACGGATATTTTCTTCTGTTTCTTGCGAATATCACGAACTACACCATGGAGAGGTTCTTCGGTCAGTTCGTATTCTTTGCCTTTAATAGTAACGGTTTGCATATCAAGATCATCCTTTATATTTCAAAAAAATAAATTAATAGGTTTATGCTGCCCTCGTGGTCGCAACACCGATAGGTGCAAGTGTTGCCGAACCCTCGATAGGCAGGGAGGTGAGTTTCTCGCCCATGATACCCTCAAGAGAGTAATCAAAGGGAAGTTCAGGGAATTTCAGTCCGACGAGACTGATATAGAGATCAGTGGTTCCACACTCGACGAGGAACGACAGATCATACGACTGGAAGGCAATAATGTCATCCAGTGCGAAGTATGTCTTGTTCGGCGTCGGAGCTTTGGTGAAATCGTAGTAGTCCACGTCGAGTGACACAGTAATGTCACGCGAGGTAAGGACAGCCGCATTGATCTTCGACGTGGCGGTTGAGTTAAGATCCTTTGCGAACTCGATGTTGTTCGATATCTTAATCTCAACACCATTAAGAATATCCTGCATGTCAGCCCAAGTCCCACCAGTCTTTCTCATCTGTACCGCGCTGATGTGCGAAGCACCCATCGGAACAGC